ACATGAGCGCCGAAGATCGTCCACATTGATATTTGCCAGACGTTGATAGCCGGCCTTGATTTCATCTAATTCTGCTCGCAATTGTGTGGCCATTTTTCTTGACCTGCCGGATAAGACAAAGGCACAACTCTTGCAGAAGTTGCGTATGTGCGATATAGCCCAATCAAAGAAACCAAATACGCCTAGCAGAAACAAAAGAAAAATGATAAGGCCCGGACTGATTTGAAAACCGCTGTCGGTATCATCAGTTTGTGGTTCCGTGCGTGTGACATTTGAGGAGCTTGAGCCGCCGGATGTACCTGAATTCCAGCCTGTGCGGTCGTCATAATCATATGGACAAATTCCACCGGTGTGCTGGTGGGCGGGATAACCGTGGTGATAGTGGTATTCGCCTGTGGAACGGTCGTAGTGTCCGCCGTTACTGTCGGTACGGCCTGGATGGGCAAAGACGACGACAACGCAGCAGAGGCAACAGACAATGCAAAGCAGCAGTTTTTTCATCGTATCACACTGGTAAAGGCAACGGCTTTACCCAAAATGCGGATATTGTTCATCTCCTCACCCCGGTACACCATGGGCTTGTACTGGGGGTTTTCTGCTTCCAGAGAAATGCAGTCGTCATAGATGTATACGCGCTTGAGGGTGGCTTCATCACCGATCAGGACGGCGGCAATCTCGCCATGCTCCACGGATTCCTGCTGACGGATGTACACAATGTCACCGTCAAAAATACGGGCGTTAATCATACTGTCGCCCTTGCAGCGGAGGGCGAAATCGGCACGAACGTGGTCGGGAGCCTCTACAGTCCCGTCCAGATTTTCCTCGGCCAGAATGGGCGTACCGCAGGCAATGGAGCCGACCAGCGGCACCTTTCGCATGGCAGGCATGGGAATGATGTTGGAGGGCATATGAGCTTCGTGTTCTTCATTCCAACCCATGATAATAGAGGGAGACATCTTGAGAACGCTCGCAAGAGATGCGATGCGGCTTCTCTTCATGTTGGCAATATCGCCAGATTCCCATCTTGACACGGTGGCCTCGCTAACACCAACGGCATTTGCCACGTCAAGCTGCGTCAATCCGAGTTCGGTACGCCGATTTTTTAGAATATCTTTAATTTCCACAGCGACACCTCCTGTTTTTCATATGTTACCACCAACAAATCGCATTTGCAATACGTAAACGCAAAAAAGAAGAAAAAACTTGCGTTTACGTATTGACTTGCGGAAAGACAGGTGCTATACTAGCTTACGTAAACGCAAGTTAAAGCCAACAGGGATGGGAGGTGAAGATTGTGTTTAATCGAAATGCGTTCCGCGCAAAGGTGGTAGGAGCCGGTATGACACTTTCCGGCCTAGCCTCTGAAATCGGTATCAGTGACGCAAGTCTTAATAGAAAGATGAGCGGGAAAAGCGATTTTACGAGACTGGAAATCCAGCATATCCGGATGGTTCTTCGGATGACACCTGACGAAGCGGACGCCATTTTTTTTGCGCCAGAACTTACGTAAACGCAAGAGTGGCGTAAAAAAACAGCCCGCACGGGGTACTTGCCTTTTATGGAGCGCCCGAGGGAAGGAGCGTCAGATCGGAGAGCATACCCTCGATGGCAATCACGTCCTTTCCCGCCCATGGGCGTTCCCTAAAGGGTAAGTACCAGTATGACAGAGCGGGCACCCAAACGCAAAAGAAACGCATAAAAACAGCCCGCGGACGGCGGGCGGGGAGGTGAAAAAAGGTGCTGATATGGGCGGGGCTGCTGCTGGATGCAACGGCGTTGGCAATCAACGCCTTATGGCTGGTGAAGCTGATCCGATCAGCGGGGGAAGAAGTACGCAAGCGCCGCAAGGATGGCCGCGACTACACTCGCTACAGCAGCTATTACGGCTACTATCTTCGTAGTGCGGTTCTCGGCGCGAACATAGGTGCGCTCGTTTGTATGCTCCTCCGTGTCTGTAGCAAGCTTTGAGCGGTAGGCACGGCCTTTGGGCGTGAGAACGACCTGAGAATACGCGGTCAGGCTGGCGCTGATATAACCGCCGTCTTTGAGCATTTGCAGGAAACCATCGGTTTCCAGAATGCTGGGGAACGCATTGAGGAGGTCTGCGTAATCCGCGTGACCGCCGTGGTCACACAGGTAATTCAAGATTTTAAGTTCCACAAAAACACCGCCTTTCCTCTCAATTCTACCATGAAAGGACAGACGGCACAAGAAAAACCACCTTACCACAGGAAGGAGATACCAATGATCGAGACATTAACACTGAATCAAACCGCCGCGTATCTGCGGCAGCAGGGCCTGAGCATTTCTAATCCGGCGCTGGCCAACGGCATCCAGCAGGGGCAGTATCCGTTCGGCATCTGCATCGTCAGCGCGGAGGGCTGCCGGTCGTTCCAGATTTTCAAGACCCTGCTGGACAAATGGATCGCAGAAAGGACGGTGTGCGCATGATCGCTTACATCATGATCTATATCGGGGCGCTGACTGTGGCCGTGAAGCTGATGCACCTGATCGACCGGCTGGAAGGGCGGCGGTGATGAGCAGTGGAGACATATCTTGAATTTCTCCGCTCCAAGATCGTGCTGGCCAGCGAAACGGGCTTTACGCTGCCGCCGGAGGAGATCAACCCGGCGCTGAAGCCGCACCAGCGGGCCGCTGTTGTGTGGGCACTGCGGGGCGGCAGGCGGGCGCTGTTTGAGAGCTTCGGTCTCGGCAAGACTGTGCAGGAGCTGGAATTCTGCCATCAGGCGGTGCGCCACGAGGGCGGCAAGGCGCTGATCGTGCTGCCGCTGGGCGTCCGACAGGAGTTCACGCGGGACGCGGTGGAGCTGCTGCATTACGCGGCGCCGGAGTACATCACCAGCATGGCGGAAGCGGACAGCGCCGCCGGAGATATCTTAATGACCAACTATGAGCGGGTGCGGGACGGGGACATAGATCCCACGCGGTTTACGGCCGTGGCGCTGGATGAAGCGTCGGTGCTGCGTTCCTTTGGCAGCAAGACCTACCAGACGTTTCTGCCGAAATTTCAGGGCGTGAAGTACAAGCTAGTTTCCACGGCGACACCATCGCCCAACCGGTACAAGGAGCTGATCCACTACGCCGGGTATCTGGAGATCATGGACACGGGACAGGCTCTGACACGGTTTTTCCAGCGGGACAGCACCAAGGCCAACAACCTGACGCTGTACCCCCACAAGGAGGATGAGTTCTGGCTGTGGGTGTCCAGCTGGGCGCTGTTCATTGGGAAGCCCTCTGACCTGGGCTATGACGACACCGGCTATGCACTGCCGCCGCTGGATGTGCGGACGCATATCGTGCGGGGCCGGTACGGCGAGGACGCTGACCGGGACGGCCAGTTCAAGCTGATGCACGACGCGGCGGTATCGCTGGCGGAAGCGTCACGGGAGAAGCGGGAGAGCATTGACGAGCGCGTGGCCGTGGCGAAAGAGATCGTGGACAGTGATCCGGAAGCGCACTTCATTCTCTGGCACGATCTGGAGGCGGAGCGGCACGCCATTTGTAAGGCTCTGCCGGACACCGTGGACATCTACGGCAGCATGGACTATGCCGAACGGGAGAAGCGGGTGATCGACTTCTCGGAGGGCCGCTGCCGGCTGTTTGCCACCAAAAAGAGCCTGAGCGGCAGCGGGTGCAACTTCCAGCGCCATTGCCACAGGGCGATTTTCGTCGGTATCGACTATGAATTTAACGATTTCATTCAGGCGGTACACCGCATTTACCGTTTCCTCCAGACGGAGCAGGTGGTGATCGACATTATTTACACGGCGGCGGAAGATCCCATCTACCGTGTGCTGATGGAAAAATGGAAGCAGCATGAGTACCTGCAAGGCAAGATGCGGGAGATCGTGCAGAAATACGGCTTGAGCGGTTCCGCCCAAACGGAGCGCATGGCCAGAAGCATAGGAGTGGAGCGCGTGGAAGTGAAAGGCAAAAATTACACGCTGGTGAATAACGACTGCGTGGAGGAAACGGCAAAGATGGCCGAAAACAGCGTGGACATGATCCTGACCTCCATCCCGTTTTCCAACCATTACGAATACACCCCCAGCTATAACGACTTCGGCCACAACGAGGATACCCGCCGGTTCTTTGAGCAGATGGACTATCTCAGTCCCAACCTGCTGCGGGTGCTGAAGCCGGGGCGCGTGTTCTGCTGCCACGTCAAGGATCGGGTGCTGTTCGGCAATGCCACCGGCATGGGAATGCCCACCATGGAGCCATTTCACGCCATGTGCATCCGGCACTATATGCAGCACGGCTTTGCCTATTTCGGCATGATTACGGTGGTGACGGATGTGGTGCGGGAGAACAACCAGACGTACCGGCTGGGCTGGACGGAGCAGTGCAAGGACGGTTCCAAGATGGGCGTCGGCTGCCCGGAGTACATTCTTTTATTCCGGAAGCTGCCCACCGACCGGAGCAAAGCCTACGCCGACGAGCCGGTACATAAGACCAAAGAGGAGTACACCCGCGCCCAGTGGCAGATAGACGCTCACGGGTATTGGCGCTCCTCCGGCGACCGACTGGTGACGAAAGAGGAGATCATGGCCATGGACACCGGCAAGATCCAAGCGGCCTACCGCAAGTACAGCCGAGGCACGGTGTATGACTACGCCGAACATGTCCGCATGGCGAAGGAGTTGGACGAAAACGGGAAGCTGCCCGCCACCTTCATGGTGGTGGCTCCCGGAAGCTGGACGGATGAGGTATGGGACGACATTAACCGGATGCGCACCCTGAATACCACCCAGAGCCAGCGCCGCCAGCAGCTCCACGTCTGCCCTCTCCAGCTGGATATCGTAGACCGCTGCATCAACCGATACAGCAACCCCGGTGACCTTGTGTATGATCCCTTCGGCGGGATCGGCACGGTGCCGCTGGAGGCGGTCAAGGCGGGGCGAAAGGGTCTTGCCTGTGAACTGAACAACGGCTATTTCCGGGACGCTGTGGGCTACCTGCAGGAGTTCGAGCGGGAGGACATGAACATTTCCCTGTTCGACCTGATGGGGGAGGTGTCGGGATGAGTGTAAAGCGAAAGGTCGTGGACAAGCGGCTGACGCTGTTCCGCACCTGCGGGATCTGCGGGAAGAGCTTCGTTACAACGGCGGATACGCCGTGGGTGCGTCAGGTGCCGCGAGACGGGAAACGGCAGGCCACCACCTACTACTGCTCCACGACCTGTTATCAGGCCAGCTACAAGTACAAGGGGTGGTATGACGGGAAAACCGAGGAGCGCCGCCGGGAGCGGGAGAAAAAGCGTCCTGACCGGTCGGCATATAACCGCCAATGGCGAGACAAAAACCGCGACCATGTACGGGAATACAACCGCGAGTATCAGCGCCAGTACCGGCTTACAGACCCGGAGGGCTACAAGGCGGACAGGCAGTACCAGTACAAAAAAGCCCGCCTGAAGGCGAAACAGGGGGTGGTGGTATGAGCGTGATGCTGGAGCACCAGAGCGTACCGCAAAGCCCCTGTACGCCGGACTGCCCGGACAGAAGCGGCGACTGCATGCTGCACTGCTCCCACGGGTACGCCGAGTATCGGGCGGCGCGGGACAAGGTGTATGCCGCACGGGCCGCAGCCGCCGAGGCTTCGCGGGACGCCAGCGCCGGAAAGCGGAAAGCCTCCGCGAAGAAGGCCCGGATGGCTCACAGACACAAGAGATGATTTTGCGGGCAACGCCCGCTGAAAAAGGAGGAATTATTTTGCAGATCGAAAATCGAGAAGAAGCCCAGCGGTCTATCTTGCAGATGTGCCGGGGCGCCTTTCAGGAGCGCGTGGACTACGAGATGCCGCACCTGATGGAAAACATCTTCGACCCCAACACAGCCGCCAAGGCAAAGCGCAAAGTGACCATCACGCTGGAGCTTTGCCCCGACGACACACGCCAGAACATCGTGGTCAACTGTCTGGTCAAGACGACGCTGGCCCCGTCCAACCCCGCCACCACGATGCTGTACGCCGTGGACGAGCATACGGTGGTGGAGATGGTGCCGCAGATTCCCGGCCAGATTGCCGTTGACGGCAGCGAACAGGAAGCACCGGCCCGCTTGAAGCTGGTCAATTTTGAATAAAAAGGAGAAAGAATCATGTTGAAGGAAGCCATTGAAAAGATCGAGGAACTGGCAAAGCCGATCATTCTGGACAAGGATGGTTGCACCTACGCCGTGAACAAAGACGGCGAAGCGCAGGAGATCATCCCGGAGGCGGTCTATCAGAGCTGCCTGTCTCTGAACAGTCTGGACGCGCTGGTGCAGATGGTCAGGACGGAGGGCGTCAGCGTTGATCGCTGTGCGGACAAGCTGTATCTGTCCGTGAAGGATCACATGACCGTGGCCTGCTTCGGCCATCCGCAGAAGGACTTGCGGGAGGAGCGTATTAACTACTATGAGGCACAGGCGAAGGACGTTCCCGGCTGGGACGGCGAGGTGAAGATGGCCTTTGACAAGGCGGCTGTGGCCTTGCAGACCCGTTTTCAGGATGGCGGCGACCGCGATTACACGCTGACGCTGCTGAGCCAGATCACTTGCGGCGCGAAGGTCACTTACAACGACATTGGCGTGGCGACGACAGTGGTCACACAGAAGGGCGTTTCGCTCCAGCAGAACAGCACCATCCGCCCGCTGGTGAAGCTGCGGCCTTACCGCACCTTCCAGGAGGTGGAGCAGCCGGAGGGCCTGTTCCTGATCCGCATTGACGAGCGGGGCATCACCTTCACGGAGGCGGACGGCGGCATGTGGAAGCTGGTAGCCCGCAAGACCATCAAGGCCTATCTGGAGGAAGCACTGAAGGATATGATCGACGATGGCCGTGTGGTCGTGATGATGTAAGTAAAAAAAGCCCCGGCGGAGCTGGCACTCCGTCGGGGCGGGCAAAACCTTTGAAAAAGATTTTACAGGAACAGTTTACCGCCCTTTGGGGCGGATGTCAAGGAGAAACGTATGTACCGATGCAATGAGACCGGGCGGGAGTTTGAGGAACCCCGGTACGATCCCGACTTCTGGAACAAAGGCGACGGGGCGAAGGTGTGTCCCTGCTGCGGCGACACCGACTTTGAAGAGGTCTATCCCTGCGATATCTGCGACAGCTATTCCAGCTGGGATGAATGCGGTTTTGTAGAGCACAACCAGACATGGTATCTCTGCCCGGACTGTCGGAGGATCGCCATCATCAACCTGTTTGAAAAAGGCGCTCAGGAGTTGGGCGACACGGAAGGGGCTTGGCTGGACGATGTGCTGGACGGCAACAGCTGGGCGGATTTGAAGAAAATTTATGAGGAGGCAAAGAAAAATGGCACTGTTACCCTTTGAAGAACTGATTAAGGTCGATGTGAGACCCTTCTGCGAGACGCGGAAGGCCAAGGACGACAACGGCAACATGGTGGATATCCCCTATCTGAACTGGGCCAAGTGTGTGAAGCTGCTGCACGAGAACGGCGCGAAGGACGTATGGTTTACGCCCCGCGTCTGCCCGGAGACAAAGACCTATCTGTGGCCGCAGGCGGACGTGACCACCCGGAAGGGCTACAAGACGCAGTGCTGGTTCGTCAGCGTGGAAATCCACATCGACGAGCTGGTGTTCAACATGGACACGCCGCTGCTGAACGGGGCGCTGGTGGTCTATGAGGACACGCTGAACCAGCTGCGTATTTCCAACGCGCAGGCCCGCGCCTTCGTGAAGGGCGTGGCGCTGCGAACGGGACTGGGCTTTGACCTGTGGGCCGAGAGCGGCGACGGGGACGACGGCGAGGACGATCTGAGCCGCCACAGCATCTGGGCCATCCGGGAACGGCTGGAGCGGGCTATTACCGCCAAGGAAAAGGCGGGGCTGGATCACAAAGACCTGCTGGCCGCCCTGCGGATCAACGACAAGCAGCTGAACCAGCTGATGGGCTACTTCGCCAAGCTGGACGGCCTTGAGAAAGCGGTGAGCAAGCTGTGATCCACGATCAGGACAGGAGCGGGTGGTTCGGGGCCAGCGACACGGCTACCATCATGGGATCGTGGGAGACGGAGACGTTCCGAAAGTGGTGGGCGGTGAAGCTGGGCATCCGGCAGGATCACTACACCAACGCCGCCATGCAGGCGGGCACGGCCTATGAACACAAAATCCTGGACGCGCTGGGGGTAAAGACCCATGACCGGCAGATCAAGGTTTACGCCCTGCGGCTGCGGGTGAACTACGACGGGGACGATGCCCAGACCGTTACGGAGGTCAAGACCTACAGCAAGGCTCCCTTCAAGGTGAGCCGCGCCTACTGGATGCAGTGTCAGGTGGAGATGTTTGCCAGTGGGTGGGGCCTGCGGCGGCGGAAAGCCTGCCGGATCGCGGCCTATCCGGTCGGCGAAGCGGAGAAGCAGAACTTCTTTTTGCCCGTCGACCCCGGCAGGATCAGCCTGTGGCCCATCGAGTACGATGAGACGTGGGTGGAGGAGAAGTATCTGCCCCGCCTGCGGTATCTGGCCACGTGCCTGAAAACAGGCCGGTGGCCCCGAAAGGAGGAAGTGCCATGCAGCAGGTGACGGTGGACGCCGCACGGTGGCTGCGGGACGGCGACGGGTCGTGGCTGGCCTTCCGGGTAGGCAGCGACAAGACGGCTATGGACGTGTGCGACAGCCTGAAAGCCGGGAAGGAATACAACCTGACGTTGAAGCGCAAGGGCCGCAGTCTGGACGCCAACGCCTATTTCTGGGTGCTGGTGAATCGGCTGGCGGACAAGCTGAAGATCGAGCCGGAGGGCATCTACCGGGCCTATATCCCGGATATCGGCGGCGGCTATGAGGTGGTGCCGGTGCGGGAGGATCGCATTGACGCATGGGAAAAGGTCTGGTGCAGCGGCCATATTGGCCGGATGATCGAGGACATGGGGCCGTGCCGCAACATCAAGGGCTATCACACTGTCCGGTCTTACCTATCTTCCAGCGATTACGACACGGCTCAGATGTCACAGCTCATTGAGTTGGTGGTGGCGGACTGCAAACAAAATGGCATCGAAACTATGACGCCCAGAGAGCTGGACGCGCTTGTGTCCCGGTGGGGCGAGGTGAGCGTATGAGCACAGCAAAAATCTATACCGCCCACGGGAAGTCTTTGACCATGCGGCAATGGGCGAAGGAACTGGAACTGCCGCAAAAGACATTGCGGAACCGGCTGGACAGGGGGGTGGACGTGGGAAGCGACCTTCCGGCCGGGGAAGCAGCTGCACCGGGGTGGCACAACGGGGTCGCGCCGCACTGATCACACGGGAGAGCGGCACGGGATGCTGGTGGTCGACCACTGTCTCGGATCGGGGCCGGATGGGCCGAAATGGCTCTGCGTGTGCGACTGCGGCAAGACGCGGGTGGTACTGGCGCGGAATCTGAGAGGCGCATACAGCTGCGGCTGTAAGGCGAGGAGAAAGGCAGACCGCCGCCCCGGCCATCCACAACCATGCTGGACGTGCCGGAACTACGCCGGAGGGTGCAGCTGGTCGCAGAAGTATCCGGAGCCTGTGAAGGGCTGGGACGCGACCCCCACCACGAAATATCAGGGGAATGCGGGCGAGGTCACATCTTTCGCCATCCATTACTGCCCGGAGTATGTACCTGACGGAACGGAGGTATTGATGAATGGGTGAGAGACGGTGTTATTTCTGCCGCAAAAACGGCAGCGCCGACCCGCTGGAGCGGCACCATGTGTTTGGCGGGAACCACGCTGACCGGAAGAAAAGCGAGAAATACGGCGCTGTGGTAGACCTGTGCGGCAATGCGTGCCACCGGAACGGAGAACACGCCGTCCACCGGGACGGGGACGTGATGCGCCGCCTGCGCCGGGAGTTTCAAGTGAAGATCATGCAGGAACAGGGCTGGACGGAGGCGGAGTTTATCCGGGCGTTCGGCAAGAGCTACTTATAGGAGACCCTATGACACAGTGTGAGAAAATCCTGCGGTATATGCGGGACGTTGGCCCCATTACCCAGCTGGACGCGGCCAAGGAGTTTGGCTGTTACCGGCTGGGCGCGAGGATCTGGGATCTGAAGAAAGCGGGCCACGCCATCCGGAAGCGGATGGTATCAGAGAAAAACAGGTTCGGCGAGAGCGTGAGCTTCGCCGAGTACAGACTGGAGGATAAGAGATGCTGAACAAGATTTTCATCATGGGTCGCCTGACCCGTGATCCGGAGCTTCGGCGGACGCAGAACGGTACGGCGGTGGCCGGGTTCGCGCTGGCGGTCGACCGGGACTATAAGAACGCTGACGGCACCAAGGAGACGGATTTCATCGAGGTGGTGGCATGGCGCAGCAGCGCCGAGTTCGTCAGCAAGTACTTTGCCAAGGGTCGGATGGCTGTGGTGGAGGGGCGGCTCCAGATCCGGGACTGGCAGGACAAGGACGGCAACAAGCGCCGCAATGCAGAGGTCGTGGCAGACAACGTGTACTTTGGCGACAGCAAGAAGGAGGGCGATTCCTCCGGCGGCTACAAGGCGGCAGGCAAGGCCGTGGACGTGGAGCCGGGCGAGGGAGAGTTTGCCGAGATCGAGGACGAAGAAGATTCGCCGTTTTGAGGTAAATACGGGAGGAAGGAATACAACACAGCGGGGCGTATCGTGGGCGCGAACCGTGACGGCTGGCCGGGATCGAGCCAGCGCACGACGGCGGCGCGGGCGAAAATCCCCCTTTGTCCCCCTTCCTTTCCCCCACACCCCCTATCTATCCCCCTATATCCCCCTTACACACCCACAACGAGAGAGATATTTCTTCTTGTGGGGGGGTGTATAGAGGGCAGTGCGGGAGAAGGAGAGAACATGACGAAAGAAGAATTTGAACAGGTTTTCACGGCGCTGGGGCTGTTCTGGCCGCGGGAAACCGTTTCGGACAGCCGGAAGGCGGCGTGGTGGCTGGCGCTGAAGCCGTACCCCTATCAGGGCGGTGTGCGGGAGAAGATCATTGCCTATGCCCGGTCGCCGAAAGGGAACTTTTTTCCGGATGTGGCGAACCTGACGGCAGGTCTGACGCCGGAGATCACGGAACCGGAGAAGTCCGGGCCGGATTGGATCGACGAGCTGCTGGAGAAACTGCCGCCCCACACGCCTGACCCCATTACCAAGTACGCTTCCAAGCATGGGATCACCTGGGGCGAGGCGAAAAAGGCGTTGGAGGGTCGGACATGAGCAGAGAATCATTCATCATCCGCTATCCGGACACCGACGCCGGAAAGAAGGCGTGGAACAAGGCATATGGGCTGAATGCTATCTATGCGGGAAAGCACTGGTCGAAGCGGCGGGACGACGCGAGACTGTGGCACACGCTGACGGTGAGCGCTATCAACGCCGCCCACATTCGCAAGCGGCCTTTTGAAAGGCCCGTAGTACTGACCTTCCAGTGGAATGACAGGCTGGATTGCTCCAACCACGCTTACATGGCGAAGCTGATCGAGGACGGCATGAAGGGCATTCTGCTCCACGACGACAGCCGCCGGTGGGTGAGGGGCATTGAGCACTACTTCCACGACAAGCCCTACATACGCGTGACGGTCACGGAGGTGGAACCATGAAAAACGGGATCTGGAAAGTGGAGACGGCGAGGCTTTGCTGGGCCTGCCAGATAGACATGATCCCCGAGTATATTATCCAGCCTACCCGCGAACAGCGGCGTGACCCGGTGAAGGATCGCTGGGAGAGCGGCGTATGTGAGCGCTGCGGACGGAAACAGAGCATGACAAAACTGCGCCGGTACACCATGAACCGGGCCGGACTGATGGCAAGGGGGCGAGAAAATGGGTAAGCAGCATCTATCCCGTGATGAGAGGCTGATTATGCAAGGCCGCTTGAAGGGAACGCAGGAAAACATGGACATGGTGGCAATGGTGCTGATGGACAAATGCGGCTGGCACGTCTTTGAGGAGACATCGGACAGCCGGGACACGCAGAGCATCGCGTATCTGTATGAGTGCCTGGAAAAGCTGGCAGAGGAGATAAACGAAGGCCGCATCAAGCGGAAGCACATCAAGGACGTGCTGAAGGATGAGTGCGGCGTGGTGTTTGGAGATTGAGATGATTTTTGCACAAGAGACGATGACCGGAGAGATCATCGTGGATAATTTCGCCGGCGGCGGCGGTGCATCGACAGGAATTGAGATTGCAACGGGCAGGGCGGTGGCGATTGCCATTAACCACGATCCGGCGGCTATTCTGATGCACAAGACCAACCACCCGTATACGGAGCATTTTCAGGCGTCCGTGTGGGACATTGACCCCGTGGCCGTGTGCCGTGGGCGGCGCGTGGGGCTGGCGTGGTTCTCGCCGGACTGCAAGCATTTCAGCAAGGCCAAGGGTGCGGCGCTGGTTGACCGGAAGATTCGCGGCCTTGCGTGGATCACCCTGCGCTGGGCGGCGAAGGTGCGGCCCCGCGTCATTATCCTTGAAA